CCTTGGAAACGTTACCATGGCCGATAGTGGTAATGATACCGGCGTTGACAATGGAAACGTTACCAAGGACTTGTGTGGTAATGTTTCCAAGCGGCATCGTGGAAACGTTTCCAAAAAGATTCAGATTGCCTCGATAGAGATGAGGCGAGTTGAGAAAAGTTTTGAAGAGGTTATGGAGTTGGGTATGAGTCCGGCGCAAAAGGAAGTGTTTATTGTTGTGGACGAGTGGTGGAAGAAGTTTGGCTACAGCCCGACAATCAGGGATATTGCGTTTGTGAGGGGGAAGATGGGGTTGGGGTGTACGCACAAGATAGTGGATAGGTTGGTGAAGCTGGGGGCTTTGAAGAGGGTGAAGGGGCAGGGTAGGTCCATTAGGCCGGTTTACATCAACTTCAGGACTTTGGAATGAATATAGATGAGTTGGTGAGGAGCCTGAGTCCTTCGGATCAGGAGAAGTTGTTGGCTCAGGTGTCTGAGTACAAGGATGCGGTTGAGAGGGAGAAATGTCAGGCGCACTTCATGCCGTATGTGAAGAAGATGTGGCCGGGGTTTATTCATGGCAGGCATCATGCTGTGATGGCCAAGAAGTTTGAGGAGATTGCTGCTGGCAAGTTGAAGCGGTTGATCATTAACTTGGGGCCAAGACATACGAAGAGTTTTTTTGGCTCGTACCTGTTTCCGTCTTGGTTCTTGGGGAAGTTCCCAAACAAGAAGGTAATTCAGGCTTCTAATACGGCTGACTTGGCGGTTGGATTTGGTCGGCAGGTTAGAAACTTGGTTAGCTCTGAGGAGTACGCCAAGATTTTCCATGGCGTTTCTCTGAGGCAAGACTCAAAAGCTGCGGGCCGGTGGGCTACGAATCAGGATGGTGAGTATTACGCTATTGGCGTAGGCGGAACGATGACGGGTAAGGGGGCGGACTTGCTTATCATTGACGATCCGCACTCTGAGGGAGAGGCGGCTTTAGGTGATCCGACTGTGTATGAGAAGACGTATGAGTGGTATACGTCTGGTCCGCGCCAGCGACTTCAGCCGGGGGCGGCAATTGTCGTGATCATGACCCGCTGGGCAAAAAATGATCTGACTGGGAAGATACTGAAGGATGCTGCGGAGCTTGGTAGGTTGGATGAGTGGGAGGTAATTGAACTGCCCGCGATCATGCCTAGTGGGAATCCGTTGTGGCCGGAGTTTTGGCCGCTTGAGGAGTTGGAGGCTCTTAGAGATGAATTGCCCCCGGCCAAGTGGAATGCTCAGTACCAGCAGAATCCTACGTCTGAAGAGGGCGCGATTGTTAAACGAGAATGGTGGAAGGTGTGGGAGAACGAAACCCCGCCAAACTGCAAGTTTTTGATCCAGTCATGGGACACGGCCTTTACCAAAAATGAGAGAAGCGACTACTCAGCGTGTACGACATGGGGTGTTTTTAACCTTAATGAAGACGAGAATGATGTTAATGTGATCCTGCTGGATGCGTTTCAAAAGCGGATGGAGTTTCCTGAGTTGAAGGAAAAAGCATTTCAGCACTACAAGGAGTGGGAGCCTGATGCTTTTGTCGTGGAAGCGAAAGCTGCTGGCGCTCCTTTGATTTTTGAACTGAGGCAGATGGGTATCGTTGTGAGCGAGTACACTCCGAGCCGAGGAAAGGATAAGTTTGTTCGTATTAATTCAGTGTCTGACCTCTTCCGTTCGTGTAAATTATGGGCACCTGACACCAGATGGGCAAGAGAAGTCGTGGAAAACATGGCTGCATTTCCAAACGGTGATCACGACGACTTGACTGACAGTGCTGTTCAAGCACTTATTAGATTCCGGCAGGGCGGGTTCATTAGATTGCAGTCCGATGAGGCTGAAGAACCTGTTAATTACCGAAGAAAACGGATTTATTACTAAGGATTGCAGATGGGCACCAACATGGATAAGGCAATGTCTCCGTATATCATGGCTGAAGAAGGAAATCAGCCGATTTTGGAGATTGAAATTGAAGACCCGAAGTCTATGCACCTTGAAATGGGTGGCGTAGAGATTGATTTGCTCCCAGAATCGCAGGGCGGAGAGGGGTTTGACGCGAATTTGGCCGAATATATGGGCGAAGCCGAGTTGCAAACGCTGGCTTCTGAGCTAATTGACCTTGTTGAAGCTGACATTAACTCCAGAAAAGACTGGGTTGATTCATTTGTTAAGGGTCTTGAGGTTCTTGGCATGAAGTACGAAGAGCGTACTGAGCCTTGGTCTGGTGCTTGTGGCGTTTACTCGACGCTTTTGACTGAAGCTGCCATTCGTTTCCAAGCGGAAATGATTACAGAGACTTTCCCGGCGCAAGGTCCGGTCAAAACCCAGATTTTGGGTGCTATTGACAAGATGAAAGAAGAGGCAGCCGAGCGAGTTCGTGATGACATGAACTTCAAACTAACGGATGAAATGATTGAGTACCGCCCAGAGCATGAGCGGATGCTGTACTCCCTTGGTTTGACTGGCGCTGCGTTTAAAAAGGTCTACTATGACCCGGCCATGAAGCGGCAAACGGCGATTTTCTTGCCAGCCGAAGACATGGTTATGCCTTATGGCGCAAGTAATATCTATAACTCAGAGCGCGTGACCCATGTCATGCGTAAGACACCGAACGAAATCAAGAAATTGCAGGTTGCGGGGTTCTATCGGGACATCGATCTTGGTGATCCGGTCCGTATCTTTACGGATGTGGAGAAAAAGAAGGCAGAAGAGCAGGGCTATAGCCTGACAGACGATGAACGATTCCAGTTGTTGGAAGTTCATGTTGACTACGACCTCCCCGGCTTTGAAGATGAGGATGGGGTAGCTCTTCCATATGTAGTCACCATTGACAGAGGCACACAGAAGGTGCTGGCGGTGCGACGTAACTGGGATGAAAGTGACAAATGCCGGATTAAGCGGCAACACTTCGTCCAGTACACGTATATCCCCGGCTTTGGAGCTTACGGTCTTGGTTTGATTCACCTAATTGGCGGCTATGCCCGTGCGGGTACTAGCTTGATTCGCCAGTTGGTGGACGCTGGTTCCCTGAGTAACTTGCCCGGTGGCCTGAAAAGCCGGGGCTTGCGGATCAAGGGGGATGACACGCCGATTGCTCCGGGGGAATTCCGGGACGTAGATGTGCCTTCCGGAACTGTCCGTGACAACATTATGCCACTTCCTTACAAGGAGCCAAGCCAAACGTTATTGTCGCTGTGGAATCAGATTAATGAAGAAGGTCGCCGTCTTGGGGCTATTTCTGATATGAAGATTAGCGACATGAGCGCACAGGCTCCTGTTGGAACTACGTTGGCTCTGCTAGAGCGGACGCTGAAGACTATGTCTGCGGTTCAGGCGCGAGTTCACGCTAGCCTGCGGATGGAGTTCAAGCTCCTCAAATCAATTATTCGAGATTTTGCTCCGACGAGTTATTCATATACTCCATCAGGCGGGGATCGTGGGGCAAAACAATCAGATTATGATATTGTTGAGGTAAGTCCTGTTAGTGATCCAAATGCAGCCACAATGGCGCAGCGGATCATGCAATATCAAGCAGCCATTCAATTGGCACAGGGCGCTCCGCAAATATATAATCTCCCAAAATTGCACCGCCAAATGCTGGAAGTGCTGGGAATTAAAAATTCGGAAGAATTGATTCCGGGCGATGATGAGCAAAAGCCACGTGATCCGATTAGTGAAAACATGAGTTTCCTGACTGGTAAGCCAGTAAAGGCATTTATTTACCAAGATCATGATGCCCACATAGCTACGCACATGGCTATGATTCAAGACCCTAGTGTGATGCAAATCATGGGTCAAAACCCAATGGCGCAACAAATGCAAGGGGCAATCATGGCCCACATTGCAGAGCACTTGGCATTCTTGTATCGGTTGAAGGTCCAAGAGCAGCTTGGCGTGCCGTTGCCTGCGCCAGACGCAGAACTGCCAGAAGAGATTGAGGTTGAATTGTCTCGGGTTATTGCCCAAGCATCACAGCAACTCAAGAATACCAATCAGCAGCAGGCTCAGGCCCAGCAAGCACAGCAACAGGCTCAAGACCCGATGCTTCAGTTGCAGCAAAAGACTCTTGA